TCGTATCCACGTAGTCGTCGTGCTCCCCAACTGGGAACGCGGCCATCTCTTCAATCACTTCCCGTGCCCAGCGTGTGTCGGGTGCCCAGACTTTACCTGAACTGAACAAATCTGCAACCGCGTTGACGCGCACCATCTTATCGTTGCCACGGGACGGGCTGAACTCTTGCACAGGTATGCCCAACGCCCTGAGTTCTTGGATCAGCGGCGCACCAGCGGCCTTCTTCTCCACAATGAACGCGTCAGGCTCCCACTCTTTGTAGTTTTTAAGCGCCACCACCTTAAGTTCAGGGAAAGCCATGCGATCTTTAAACGCATCCAGAAGGATAAGTTGGGGGGAGTCATTTTCTTCCTCGTTGTAGAAGATGCCCCACGTTGTACACGCGGAATAGTCGGAGTTATTCTTGGTCTCAAACGCCGTATCCCATGACTGGATGATGTATTCACACCTTGGTGGGTCATCTGGCTCCCAAATACGCCACATCTTGCGGCTCACGATGGCCGAGTTCTCGGATGTGGGCTGCTGCATGTACTGCGCGTTCCAATAACGCGGGTCAATGCTGGCTTTTGTCGATTTCAGCGCTTCCAGCGACCACTGCTCTGGCCACAGGGACTTTTCGTCGTCCTCGTCCTCGTTCAGGATGGCCGGCAACTCCACAATCTCCCATGGAATTGCTTCTGGGTTCTTGGTTTGGTAGTCAATCAGGCGCCCAGTCAGGTCTAACAGCGACCAACGGGTCATCACAATGATAATCCCGCCACCCGGCATCAAACGCTGCAGTGGGCCGGTCTGGAACCAAGACCAAGCTGTATCAAAGGCGAGTCTAGAGTTAGACTTTACGTCCTGTTCCGAGTGAGGATCGTCAATAACGAACAGATCAGCACCACGACCAGCAAGAGCGCCCCCGACACCAGCAGCATAGTACTGACCGCCAGCGCTTGTAGACCACTTACCGGCAGCTTTTTGATCGTCTGCCACCATAGTGTTGGGGAAAACTTCTCTGTATTCATCTGAATCGATCAAGTTACGTATGCGCCGCCCGAAATCTTCCGACAAACCCGCAGTGTGCGTGCCCATAATGATCTTCTTCTCGGGATATTTACCCAAAAAGTACGCAGGGAACAGGTAAGAGGAGAACTCAGACTTGCCCATACGAGGCGCGATGTTGATAATCACGCGCTTTTTGCGTCCTTCGACCACGTCTGTGAAGATTTTGGCTAGTTTCTTGTGGTGTGGGCCAATCTTAAAGCCCGGATACACCGCTTGGGCAAAGCCCAGCATGTTTGTTTTAGCCGCCTGCAGTCTGGCGCGGGACTCACGAAGCTCTAAATCTTCAAAAAGCTCCATCTTTTCTTCGACGCTCATGTGCGGCAAAGCCTTGGCCATAGCTTCTAGCTCTAGACGGCTTAATGTTGTGAAGTTTTCAGGCTTCATCTTTGTCTTCTACGACGTCCACAACGTCGATGACGCCCATGAACCTGTTGAGCTTTTCTTTGATGCGTGACTCAAGCTCAACGTCTGACATCTGGGCTTTCTTAATTTCAACCCGTTCGGTGAACAGCGCTACTTCCGTGACTTTACCCAGCATGTCCAAGGCTTTGAGCCTGATGCGTGCGTCTGGGTGGTCGACTTCTTTTAGGATCTGCGCCACTGCGTAGCCCCGCAGTTCTTTGGCCTGCTCGACAAACGCCCAATCGTAGGCTGTCAACATTCCCACTAGGTGCTGCACGGCGGCTGGCGCCTTTATATTTGCCAGCGCTTGTTGCGTATTTCCAACAGGCTGGCCTGTGACCAGAGAAGCAAATGATTTGCGTGCGGCTTCTGCGTCAGCCTTGGTCTCAATCTCTTCGTCGTCAAGTTCCAAATCCTTGAGCCACTGCGCTGTTTTGACTTTGGCGTCGATGGTTGTAGGTGGATCTGCCTTTTCAAAAGACAGCACTTCCGCAGTGGCGTCTACCACCTCTGGATGAAACTCGCCGTTAATCAAATGTTCTAGCATTGCGTAGGGTTAGTGCTGGCGTCGCACTTGTTGCCTCGTTGCAGTTAGTGTACACTTCTTTGCGGCAGTGGTGCAAGTTTTTCTTGTTCATTGCTTCTCCTTGATGGATTGTTGCCATCTTTGCCCCACCTAGTTGACGCTGGTGGGGCTTTTTTTATTTGGTATTGTCCAACGTTTGACATGGTACCTTGGAAATTTTTATAATTTTTAGGGGGGTGGGGTGTGTGCGGTCAGGAATTTTGAAAATTGGGATTGCGGTTATGGAACAGTGTTTATGTCCTGTCCATCGGCATGCCCCAAAACGGGCTGGTGGGGGTAGGGTGGGGTCAACGCCACAGCCAACTCTGCAGACTTTAGGCAAGTTTATTTTCCCCCATACTTTGTAAACTAGAGTTGTCAATGAGGGAGATCGCCCTCGGAGACACAACAACCAACGGGGACTGAGTCCCCATTCAACTCAAGGAGAGTTAACCATGTCAGTATCAAACAGAAGTCAAGTCGTCATCATCAAAGCTGAGGGAGACGCATCTGCGAAAGCAGACCTTGCACGTGTTGCGCTCAAGAAGCAACTCGGTCGTAAGTCACGTGACAACGTGCGTGCGATCTTGTTGCCTGACTTTGCGTTCGTGTACAAGGTTGCGCTTGTTGCGGGTTCGGGCAAAGCCGAAGGCACGAAGGTGCTTGACTCAGATGCTAGCGCATACGAAGCGTGCCGTAAGGCACTTGGTCGCACAGTCACATTCATCTGTGGTGCGAAGGAAAGCAACTCAGTCGAGTTGCCAAAGAAGTTAGTCAATAATCTCATTAAGGAAATCAAAGTAGCTCAGCTTACCAAAGCACAACTGAACGCCTTGTTCGCCGCTGTGCGTGAGGGTCTTCAATAATCACAACGGGGACTCAGTCCCCATTCTCCCCGATCAACGCAAGGGCGGGGCTCTTGCGTTGTTTCTTTTCTTGTCCAATCAATAATCTCAAGGAGTTCATCATGCAATTATCTGCACCTTACACACCCATCGAGTTCTACGACGCAAGCTTTAACACAGGCTCACCCAACACATTGTGGTGCGTTCGTGTCACAGGCGCAGTTCGTTACGAGCCAATGCCAATGCCCAAGGGTCATTGCGTTGTGCCACCCGATGACGACATGGAAATCGTGTCGTTCTGATTCTCAGGAATCTCTACAAGCATAGCGTGCTGTGCTTGTGGGGCGATCCTGCCCATACAACAACTCTCAAGGAGAACATCATGCCCACAAGGGATATCTTCAACTACTACATCCGTCTTCGTGACGTACAACTCCTGTGCTTCCAGCGCAAGCGCAAAGCATGGGCAAAGGCTATGGGTCAACAACTCAAAGACTTGCGTGACGAATTCCCTCACCTCAAATCATACGACTAAGGAGTCAACCATGAAACCAACGGAAGTCATCTCACACATCGTGTGTTCACTCACACTTGTCACCTCCATCGTCGTAGGCTTCAACGGCATGAACGAGTACGGCGTTGCCCCATTGTGGGCATTGCTCACGCTTGGCGGATCGTTCTTGCTCGGCTTTCAACTCATGCTCATCATCACAGGAGAATAACCATGTACCAACTGTTCAATCAATACCGCACCAAGGAAGTCGGCATCGTGCAGATAGGCGCACGTTCATACCACTTGCAATACCATTACCCCAACGGGGGAAGCAACTACGTAGTCTACGTATTCAGCACCAACCTAGGCGAGAGAGGGCGTGTGTTCAGCACCGATGATGCTGCCCTCGAATGGATAGGCAAGCAACCCACACAGCTTCCTTTGTTCTCTTGAACGGGGACTCAGTCCCCGATCTTCAATTATCTGAGATTATTGAAGGGTAGCATAGCTGTAAAATACCGATGGCGGAGACTAAAGAACTTTGCCACTTGTTGCGCCACCTGCAACACCGCATGAACACTAGCGTTCCCGCAAAATCTGGCTCTCTATCTATCTTTTTATAAATATATATATATATAGAAGAGTATCTGGGGGGGTGTGTGTATTTTTCTGAACGTGCCATTTTTTTATTTGGCTGGCGTTACCTTTTTGGAAATTACATAGATACCCTGCCACATTTCGCTGTATACTAGCATTCATGCGGTGTCCCGCTTGGCGCATCACATGGCAAAACTATTTAGGCTCACCTTTTTTAACATTTCACACATACGAGGTTCAATAATCTCATGCTCAACACATACATTAAACTCAAACCCAACGATCTTCACCAAAGATTATTGAAGGAACGCATACACCCAGCGGAAATGGATGCAATTAAAACAGCCGTCGCAGAGGCGAAGGAAGCACAGCGTGTCGACAAGATCACACGCACTCAACGCAAGGCTGAGTGGGACAAGGTGCTCAAACCCCTGCGCTACGAACTCAATAATGCCAAGGTTGGGCGTGCATACGATCTCGATGACGATGAGCGTGTCGATGCGTTCGATGCGTACATCTTGGTGATGGAGACATTATTGAGTAAGTTCGCCCAACCCCTTGCCTCACTCGATGCAACGCCCATACAACTAGCCCTCGACAAGGGCTTACCCAACAACGGCGAGCATTGGACAGACTGGGTGCCTGACAAGATAAAGATTCGCATTGCGCTCATCTTCGAGGCGCTACCGCACAAGACACGGGCTAAGCGCAAAGTCCCATTCCAACGCTTGACAACGCCTGAGCAGAACGCAAAGGCACGGGACAAGCTGCTTGCCCGCACACGCAAAGAGATAGAGACGCTTGAACGCAAGCAGGAGATGAACCCAACCGAGGTTGGGCAGGCAACGCTAGGGCGTATGCGTGAAGCTCTGAAAGTAATCAATCGACTGACTGACACTGAGCACATACCTGCGACGTGGAGTGGCGTCTTGTGACGACCAGTTTCATCTTTTTTGTGGGATTCCCTAAGGATTGGGGACGCTGTCCCCGATCTGTTCCTTTTTCCCCTGTCAATGGCGCTTGGGCAATGCCGTTGACCATCCTCAAACTGCCTAGATTATTTAAGGAGAAAGCTATGACGTATGAAGAACAAGCTCGTGCTTGGATTCAAAACTCGCCGTATGTAGACATCGATGTCGGTCGGTTCACGCTCAGATTCAAAATGACCATCGACAGAGATTGGGGCTGGGTTTGGGAGCACATGACATGGCTCCTTGCAGGAAGCGACTACTGGGACTCGCCAGAGGAAACGTACTTCGATGGTATTTACGATGACATGAACGCAGACCTACACGATATGGAGTTCATCGATGAACTCATCGAAGCAATGCAGAAGAAACCATTTAACCAAGGAGAAAGTAATGAAAGCTAAACGCAAGACCAACATCGAGTTGGTAACCGATCTGATGACGCACTCAAAGCATGGCGTGCTCATGCAGGCATTCATCATCGAGGCTATCGCTAAGTATGCCGAACTAACAAAGGAGGCAGTAGGTAAACCTGAATGGGCGCCCAACTCATTCATAAGCGCAGGCGCATGGGGTGCTTGTGCTGAAGAGGCATTGGATGCAATCACTAATCGCAACAAGGAGTAAATGAAATGGCAACAGCTAAGTTAATTTGTATTGAAGGATATTGGAACGATGACAACAAACAATTTGAGCATCGTTGTTTAGTCATGCCTGCGGAGTTGTCCGACTCTATGCGTGACTCTGTGCTTGACAGCCTGATTGATCGGAACAACTTGTTCTACATCTTCGAGTCAGGTGAACGCATCATGGGCAAACATCGTGACTTCACTGTCACATTCATCAACCCAATCAGAGAAATGGAGGTGCCTACGGTCTGTTGAGATCGTGTGTTAGTTAGTGTGTTAGTTCATTCGGGGACGCTGTCCCCGATCTTTATAAATCAAGGAGAAATAATATATGTTTCAAATTACTAGGTTCGTGATGGAGGACTTCGTTGACTCCCTCGATCAGATCATCTATATCGTATCGCTCAACAAGCGGTTCATGGTGTACAACGCATCTCGTAGGCGTCTCGTCTGCTCAGAGATGCAGTACATGGGTGCGGGCTTCAAGCCCCTCGATCTGATTACTACAGGCAACTTAGCTGTGTGGACTCGTACCTCACGCTATCGTGTCAAGGGTGAGGGGGAATTCGCACCTCGTGCCATGACCTATCGAGACGCTGTTGCCGAGAGCCATGATCGTTACGATGTGCATCAGATGATGCGTACTCTGTTGACGCCTCGCAGTATTGGTGGGCTTCCTCGTTTGGCTCGCAGTCTGTTGTCTACTCGTGTCGACAAAGTCGTTGAGGGATACGCAAGGAGTCATGACTCCAGTTCGGGTTACTCAGACCCTAACCCATGCGCTAGGTTCAAGGACTCGTATTACTACGAGGGCAGTGCTCTTGCATTCGTTCTTGCTCGCAAGACGTATCGTGACTTCGGTCATCTCGTTGCGCGTGCCAAGGCAGGGGATGAGTCCATCACGAACGACGAGCTTGCCACGAGGTTCTATGACTTGTCTGGTCGTTACAGCGACGCCAACAGCCATATGGAGAATGCATTCAATGCAGTCGAAGATATGGATCTAGGCATTGTGCATTGCGACTGCGGTCACTACGAGGACGAGAACAACACACACTCTGTGCGTAACGACACATGGTGTGACTCGTGCTTCGATGACGATGCGGTGTACTGTGAGGACAATCAAGAGTACTGGCCTCGTGACGACTGCTACTACTCGGAGACTCGTGATGCCTACTACTCGTACGATCGTGACAGCGATGACGACAACGAAGACGATGATGACTATGATCGTGATGAACGTGACCAGCCGATCATGTCGTACTCTACCAACGTGCTTCATGTCCTTGGCAATGTGTCTAAGATTGTGTCGTCTCACTTCGGTGAGTTCACGATGGGCATCGAGCTTGAGATGACGTCTGGCGATCACGATACACACGAGTCCGCTGAGCTTGTGCGTAGCCGTTTAGGTTCCGACTACTGCATCATCAAGAGTGACGGCTCGCTTCCGCACAATGGCTTCGAGGTTGTGACTTCACCGCAAGGCTTGTCTGTTCACATCGACAAGTTCAAGACGTGGGAGATCGACCCAGCCTATCGTGCATGGAACACGGGCAAGTGCGGTATGCATGTCCATATCGACTCTCGTGCCTTCACGCAGTTGACTGTTGGCAAGTTCCTCATGTTCATCAACAGCAGTGCCAATGTCGACTTCATTCGCAAGATTGCAGGTCGTCATCCATCTGTCGATGACCAAGCACGTAGCTACTGTGCAGCAGAGCATCAGTCCATCCTTACCAACCCCAAGAAGGCTGTCAAGGGTAAGTCTGGTGAGCGCTATCGCATGGTCAACATGATGAACCTCGGCAGTCGTGAGGCTCGGCGTCTTGGTCTTAGCATGGACAACAGCTACAACGGCAAGTACAACACTGTCGAGTTGCGTATCTTCCGTGCTTCGCTCAAGAAGGAACGTCTGCTTGCACAGATCGAGTTCACTCATGCGTCCGTCATGTTCTGCCGTGTCGCATCGTGGCGTGATCTCAACGGCACATCGTTCGTCAAGTGGCTCAAGACTGTGGCGGGTCAGTACCCTGCACTCGTCAAGTGGTATGGCGTGCGCAATGTACACACATCCACACCGACAGTCATAGCGCCAGCGCAGGACACTTGCTCTGATGCTGTGCCTACTGTAAGTATGGATCTGACTCGCTATGCCCAAGGGCATGACCATGCCTACCATCTAGAGATAGCCTATGAGGATGGCTATGGTATGCGTGGCTACGCTACCCGACACGGGCTGTACTGCACCTTCTTCAGGGTGATCGGCTTGGAGTTGGCGGTGTTCCCGTACAGCGGTGACGATGAGCGCATCAATGACGACGATGTTATCTATGTGCGTGACGGGCATATATGGCGTCTGCAAGAGGATGTCTTCAACACGATGGTCATGGGTCACAGCCCTGTGCGTGCCGACGCAGTCTCTGAGTAATCATCAACAACCAAACGGGGACGCTGTCCCCGATCTTTTTATATTAAGGAAATTCATTATGTGTTTAATTATTACTGGCAAGTCTTCCAAGGTTCGTTCAACTCTGCTCGATACACACGGGCTACTGAGCGATATCTTTACCGCCAATCCTGACGGCATCGGCTTTATGTACGGCACTGCCAAGGGACTGAAGGTTACCAAGACTTTGCCTAAGAACCTTGGCGATGCTACTGCATTCATTCAGCGCCTGCCCAATGACGATCGTGAGATTGCCATTCACTTCCGCTGGACTACGCACGGCAAGACCGACATGCTCAACTGCCATCCGTACGATGTGATTCCGGGCTTCATCGCCATGATGCACAACGGCGTATTGCACACAGGCAATGCCGCTGACAAGAACAAGTCGGACACATGGCACTTCATTCAGGACTACCTGCACAGCGCCGTGTCTGCGTCACCTGAGCTTGTCTACGATGCGGGCTTCGTGGCTATGATGGAGGAGTTCATCGGCAACAATCGCTTCGTGTTCATGAATGGCGAGGGTCGTATGCAGCACGTCAACTTCGATCAGGGTATCGAGCACGACGATATGTGGTTCAGCAACACGTACGCTTGGACTCCATCCCGTCTTATACCCAGCTACAAAAGCACGACGGCGCTCAAGTCATACAGCTACAAAAGCTCGTACGGCAGTTACATGGACGACGAGTACGACGAGATGTACGACTACAACGCAAGCTTCGGCGTCTATCCTCGCAGTGCCAGCGCACACAGCGCCAACTACGACGAGAAAGCGTTTGACTTTCCCGATGAAGAGACTGGCTTTATTCGCCCTGAGCTTGATGATCTTAACGATGCTCTTGTTCAATGCGACATAGAGACTATGGAGATCTGGCTCAGCGAGATGCCTGCGTACACCATCACTACGCTACTGCACGCCTTCGAGGCTTCGCCTCTGGTTTACACGCCTCGTAGTGAGTTGTGTGTACCCGATCAGCTTATCTACGATATGTTGATCGAGGGTGATGCGTCTGGTGTCATCAGTACAGCTACCAAGTCATACCATGCTGCGACCAGCATTGCCGAGGTCATCTGCTACTACCTGCAATGGGATGAGCGCAAGCCTGTGTCATTCAAGCCAACACTGCCTGCATTGTTGACTTGATGTGTAGCGGGGGCTAACCACCCCCGCATTTTTAAGGAGGATGTATGAAGTTTATAAATTCCAAGATTCACCAAGTACCCAACGCCAAAAAGGAACCGCTGTATACATTGGAGGAGATAGCCGACAGGCTGGGTGTCGAATACAAGGCGCTCAAGAGTTGTATCAGCAGAAATAGCAGGGTGTGCCCATCACCTAAAGCGGTGCTCATAGCCAGATCACGTAGTCAGATGACCAAGAAGTTATACATGCTATCTGAATACAAGGCATGGTGGGAGGCGTGTCAAGAAACTACCAAAGGAGAAAGTAAATGAGAAAGACAGGATGGGATCCACCACCCCTGATGCAAGACGATAACGCTGGGCTTAGCCAATGGTTTGCTACACGCCCTGATGCTAGATATGTTTTTAAACGTAACCAAAGGAGAAAGAAGATGAAATACAGGGTACAAATAGTTATGTCCTACTGGCAAACAGTAGAGGTCGAAGCCGACAGCCGTGCCGATGCTGAGAACCGAGCGCTGTATGAGTTCGACATTACCAAGGCACGCATCGGTGAGGGTGAGGTGTATGACACAGAACTAATCGAAGGAGAAACCAAATGAAAGTTAAAGACAACATTGCGCTACACCTGCGCTGTATTGAGGCAGACCTGCGCGAGTACCTGATGGATCCATCAGACCACACATTCGAGACCATCGAAGACGTACACATCCTGCTATTGGATGTGATGTATAGGCTGGGCATCACGCCCGAATCAGAAGAAGGAGAGTCAGATGATGACACGATGGGAAAAGTTTGAAAGAGTAGTACTTTTGTTATTGGTAATTGTACTTATAGGTGATCTTTTATACTGGAGACCCTATTGACAACTGTCTACTCTTGGACAAATAATCCCAACCCCAAGGAGAAAATAATGGAAAGAAACACACCTTACGATACGGGCAAGGTCAAGATCGGCTTGCTCTATACCCAACCTCCCCCTGAATCTACGCCTGAGTCCGAATGGATACAGGGCGTACTGCTTGGCGACAAGCAGGGGATGGATGAGCTTATGCTCGCCACAGTACAGTCCCTCGGGCTGATTGCTTTCATCGTTATCGTCATGCTACTAACAGGAGGAACCTCAAATGCCTGACATTCAAACTGCTTTCAAACAAGCTTTAAGTAAAACCTTAGCTGACTGGGACGACGAGGGGGAGGCTCCCTCTGTTCAACCAGTGTCAGCTTCTTTTTCGCAACCCACCCAACCAACTCAGGAAATTCCCATGAAGAAAACCTTCGGCGTAACAAACAACATCTCTCGCGTAACGTTCGACTACATCAAGAACAACCCCGGCTCCACACGCAAGGAGATCATCCAAGCCCTTGAGCATCAGGGCTTTGCAGGCGGGTCAACATCAAGTCTGATAGCACAGATGCGTCGTAATAAAATGGTTCACGAAACCAACAACCTGTACTACGCAGACATCGACGAGTACCGCCCAATCAAGTCGCTCAAGGCACTCAAGAAAATGGAAGCCCCAATAGCACCACCCAAGCGCAAGTACGAGAAGAAAGCCGTGACAGGCATCGGTGCGTTGCTACGAGAGAAGCTGGATAATTTGGCAAATGAACCTAGCCAAACCGCATTGCATGCCGCGGCTAGCTTGATGGCTCCGCCCGAGACAAACAAACGCATGATCTCTCTTGTACGCGTCAAGACGCCAGAGGATATTTTGAAGGACATGACTGTGTATCAGGCGCACGACTTGTACCGCCACCTTAAAGAAATGTTTGGAGGTTAATATGATTGTTTATCACGAATCAGGCGGGTGTGCATTCCCCAGCGATAGATCTTTTGGTATGACACTGCGCGACTACTTCGCGGCTCAAGCACTTGCCAGTTCCACTGGCTGGTACTTATCGGAGATAAACAACTGGGACAACAAGGAACGTGCTGACTGGGCATACAAACAAGCAGACCAAATGTTAATAGAAAGGGAATCAAATGAGTGACGCAAGTTTCAACAAAGAAGATTTTGACCGCATCTTTGGTATGCCCAAGAATGAGATCAAAGAGGACTACCCTATGATACGCAACGCTGTGCTTGAAGAGGTGGCGCAAGAGTTCGATGCCATGCGCATTGCCTTTGGTGACACAGCCCATAGCTTTGCCACGTACGTGAGGGATATGAAATCATGAAAGGCAACGGCTTGTTTAGTGTCATGGATAGCAACAGTTTTGCAGTTAGTCCACAGCAGAATTTTGCAAAGTGGGCAAACCGACAGGGGTTGCTGTGTTGGAAATGCCAGCAAACCAAGCCTCGTCAAGGCGGCTCAGAGAAGATGTTTGGCGGATTTAACGGCTTACGCAGATTCATCTGCCAAGATTGTGTGGAAGCTAAACAAAGGAGCCTGAAACTTGAAGAGTAATCACAACATTATTCGTGAGCTACTCAAACGACACCCCGATGGTTTGAAGTCAAGCGACATAGCCAAGTTCACTGGCATAGACTTTCGCTCTGTCAACAAATCATTGGAGAGTGTCTTTGGTGTGTACATCGATCGGTGGGAGAAGTCAACCTTTCGCAATACATTGGCGGCAATTTGGGTCGTCGTTGACGTGCCTGAGAACTGCCCCAAACCAGAACACACGGGAAGAAGATCGCGTGAAAAGATACGCAACCCCGACGACGCCATATTTTTAAACAAAAGGAGAGAGATCAATGACTAGCGCTAATCAAATACAGATAGCGGGTACTCACTACAAGAACAAAGCCATTCAGCCATGGGACTACATCGTCTCAAATAACATTGGCTACTTGGAAGGTAATGTAATAAAGTACGTGTCCCGTTGGAGAGACAAGGGTGGTGTCGATGACTTGAAGAAGGCACAGCACTACCTGACAAAACTAATAGAAACACAGGAGAAGTAGTATGAACGACACAAGGATGGAGCACGCCATTGCCCTTGCTGAGAAGTGTTGGGAAAAGGCAAGCAGAATTGAGCCCGAGTTTGTCGAGCGTTACTTGGAACTGTCTGCGGAA